TGGAAACACAGCCCTACTTGCTCTTCTATCAGATGTTACAGCAGCAGTAGGAACAGAAACTACAAATAGAGGAACAGCAATCTCTGCACATAACTCAGATACAACTGATGTTCATGGAATTGGAGATACAAGTTTGCTTGCAACAAAGGCTTACGCAGACTCCGCAGTTACAAGCGCAGAAGTAAATCAGTCTGCACTTGCTGGAACAGGACTTGATTGGAACTCAGGCGATGAAAGATTCGACATTGATTCAACAGTGGCAACTAAGACATACGCAGACAGCGCAGTCTCAACACATGACTCAGACACCACAAATGTTCACGGTATTGCTAATACAGCACTTCTTGCCACTACAGCAGATGTAGCAGCAGTTACAAAGACTACTCTTGGACTTGGTAATGTTGATAATACAGCAGATACAGCAAAGCCAGTATCTACATCACAGGCTTCAGCAATCGCAACAGCAAAGGCAGAAGCAATCGCAGATGCAACAGCACAGGTTACTGCACTTGTAACTGGTGCGCCAGCAGCGATGAACACACTTGATGAACTTGCTGCAGCACTTGGTGATGACGCAAACTTTGCCTCATCAGTAACAACTAGCCTTGGATTAAAGGTAGATTCTTTAACACCAATTTCACAAAAGACAGCATCATACACACTTTCATCACTAACTGAAAGAGATGACTTAATTGAGATGGGTTCAGGCTCAGCCTTAACTCTTACAATCCCAACAGATGCAACTCTAGACTTCCCAATTGGAACTTCAATTGATATTCTTCAAACTGGAGCGGGACAAGTAACAGTTGCCCCAGTATCAGGAACAGTTACAGTTAATGCTACACCTGGCTTAAAACTTCGTACAACTTACTCATCTGCAACTCTCTTTAAGAGAGCAGCAAATACATGGGTTGTCTTCGGCGACTTGACAGCGTAATAAAAATTCAATAAGAAATTAGGAGATTAAACATGGCATCAGGTAAGAGAATAGGTAAAAAGTCACAAGCATCAAATGACTTCTTAGAGCCACTAGCCCCAACAGGTGTTAGTGCTACAAACGTAGGAACATCTCGTCCATTTAACAATGGTGCAGCAACTGTTTCTTTCTCTTTACCCGCACTTTCTCCTAATGCCACATCTTTTACAGTATATGCAAGCACAGGACAGACAGGGACAGGCTCAGCATCTCCAATTACCGTAACTGGAATTGCTTCAACTGCAACTCCAACATTTACAGTAACAGCAACTAATGCTGCAGGAACTTCTGGTGCATCTGGTGCATCTGGTGCAGTAACTATTACAACAGTGCCAGCAACCCCTTCAGCACCAACAGCAACAACTGCTATTAACTTAGATACAGTTTCTTGGTCAGCCCCAGCAAACGGTGGATCTGCAATTACTAACTATACTTGGGCATCTTCAGATTCAAAGGGTGCAACTCTTAATGCAACTTCAACAACTGTTGTTCAAGAAGGAAGCACTTCTCAGACATATACTGTTTATGCAACCAATGCTAACGGTAACTCTTCAGTTTCTCCAGCATCTAACTCTGTTACCACTACCCCGCCATTTTTCCCTCCATTCTTCCCCCCATTCTTCCCATTCTTCCCACCGTTCTTCCCACCATTCTTCCCGTTCTTCCCATTCTTCCCTCCATTCTTCCCACCATTCTTCCCCCCATTCTTCCCACCATTCTTCCCATTCTTCCCGTTCTTCCCTCCATTCTTCCCACCATTCTTCCCACCATTCTTCCCACCATTCTTCCCATTCTTCCCGTTCTTCCCTCCATTCTTCCCTCCATTCTTCCCTCCATTCTTCCCACCATTCTTCCCGTTCTTCCCACCATTCTTCCCACCATTCTTCCCGTTCTTCCCATTCTTCCCACCATTCTTCCCTTACTTCCCGTTCTTCCCGTTCTTCCCACCATTCTTCCCGTTCTTCCCATTCTTCCCACCATTCTTCCCACCATTCTTCCCATTCTTCCCACCATTCTTCCCATTCTTCCCGTTCTTCCCGTTCTTCCCTCCATTCTTCCCATTCTTCCCATTCTTCCCACCATTCTTCCCACCATTCTTCCCATTCTTCCCACCATTCTTCCCATATTTCTCTAACTGCAACTACACCTGTCCAAACGGGTGCGCTGGGTGTGGCTGCTACTGCATGGGAAGAACATGTTATTGCTAAAGAACAGGATGACTAAAACACAAAACATGATATACTTAAACATTGAAAAGGAGAAAAAATGAAATATTTATTAATGACAGCACCAAACAATGGTGGTATATCAGAAGTTTTTTACACTCTGTTAGCACCAATTGGGGTTGCTCCACAATCCCTAATTACAAGATGGGATAGCCTTGTAGAAAATTCTCCTATTATGGTTGTTTCAGCATCAGGACAAGAAGAAGTTGGATTAAACTATAAATGGGACAGTTCTTCTGAAACTTTTGGTCTTAATGGGGAAAACAACAACCAAGTCCTTAAGCCAACAGATAGAGAATCCTATGCATTTTTAGTAAATAATAACGTAGTGTCTATTATGCATCTTAATGGTGAAGAAGAGGGAGATGCAAGATTTGCTGTGGCATTTTCTGAACCAGTAACTATAAAATCAGTTCCAGACAATAGCGACGTAAGTCTTGGATACACCTGGGATGGTACAGACTTTACATCACCTGAAAATTAATTAAAAATGTCTGAAGCATGGGACAATTGGAAAAAAGCCCAAGGAGATTCAAAGCCATGGCATATATTAAATGTCGATGCCAGAATTAAAGATCAAACAAAAATAGACGCTAGACTTAATATTTGTAGAGGCTGTCCAGAACTGATACAATTAACAACGACATGTAAAAAGTGTGGTTGCTTTATGTCAGTAAAAACAACACTACTTGGTGCTGAGTGTCCAATAGGAAAATGGGGGAAAGAAACTAATGAATAACTATGATGAAAATGAAACACCTTGGTTTACAAAAGATAGATCAGAAACGGCTTTAAATAGATATCCATCTAGGAAAATAGGAAATGACATTACAGTTGAAAATCCAGCACTAGGAATAAACCTATACAGCAATACGTTTTCTTCGGAGGATTCAAAAAGATATATTAATATTCTTGAGTCCAATCTGTCGACTGGTGGAAAGTATAAATGGTCAGAAGCACAAGTAACAAACTCTAGTGTTCCAATTAAGAAAGCAAGAGATGCTGTAGATTTTAAATATAAACAAGAAAATCTGGGTCCAAAAGATGAACACAATTCTGAATTAATTGAACTACATGAAGAAATTTATCAAAAACTAAAATTTTGTGTTGACGATTATGCAAGATACTGGGGAATCAATGTTGTATATTATGAGGCTTTTAACTTTGTTAAATATGAAGGAGAAGGAAAACATTTCAATATTCATGCAGACCATGGACCCGCATATAATTGCACGGTCTCTGCTGTAATTTATATTAACGATGATTATGAAGGCGGAGAAATTAAGTTTCCAAGACTAGATGGTTACACACATAAGCCAAAAATTGGAGATATTGTTTTATGCCCATCTAATTATATTTACGAACATGCCTCTCTTCCAATGAGTAAAGGTACCAAATATTGCGTTGTCATTATGACAGACATAAATGAACTGAGCCATTAGTGGACAGTGTAAAATCTAAGATAGCAATATTTAGATCTTTTAGACCATGGTTAAATAAAGAAAGTCTATTTAAACCAGTTCCAACACAAAGTGTAATTCCTCAATGGTATAAAGATGCAGATAGGTTTGCTAAAATGCCAAATGGTGAATATTATAAAGCCCCAAAAGAGGTTTGTCCATTTCCAAAAGAAGGAACTACGGATGATTACGGTAAGATTCCTACATGGAAAGCATGTCCTGCTATTATGGATGCATTTTCAACAGGCTATGTTTTTAAAACTCCTTGCGATTTAAGGTTTTTTAAAAACTCTTTTGGTTCCATTAATGTTGAGATTACAGATTCAAAATATAAAGATTTTTGTACTCAGCGTCCACCAATGCCACAATTTGAGCATCCAAAAGGATTCTATAGGGATCATTTTTCTTGGAGTTCTGATTGGGGTTTAGAGTTGCCAGAAGGCTATAGTGCTTTATTCATGACTCCTATGAATAGGTTTGATCTTCCATTTATGAATACCGTCGGAATTGTTGATTCTGATAAAGTGCATTTGCTTGGAAGTTTTCCATTTTTTATTGCAGACGGATGGGAAGGAACTATTCCAGCAGGAACGCCATACCTACAAGTACTTCCTTTTAAAAGAGAAAACTGGGAACATGAAATAGATATTTTAAACCAGCCAGACATGTATGGTAAAATGGTAGATAACGCAAAGTTCTACCGTCAGCCTGACGGCGGGGTATATAAGAATAAAGTTTGGTCAAGAAGAGACTATAGATAAGGAATAGATTATGCAGACATGGACAGAAAAACAAGATCTTGGCAACGGAATATGGGTATATAAGGGTGTCATTAAAAAAGAGTTTGATGTAATAAATGTACTTGAAAACACCCTTGGGTCAGTCGCTGGTTATGGAGAACTCTCTTCAGAAGGCAAGCGATATCATTGGATGCCAGCCTATGTTGGATACCAACAACTTATGCCAACATATAGAGATTGTAATGATTTTAAATTTAAAAAAACAGATATAGAACAAGACACCAGTGAAGATTCTTTAAAATTGCAAGCACTTTGGCAAGACTTGTATGATGTTAAGTTGCCAGTAGTAGAAGATTATTCAAGAATGTACAACATTAATAATCTAAAATATTGGGAAGCCTTTAACTTTATCAAGTATGGTCCAGGACAGCATTTTATGGAACATCACGATCACGGATTTTCTTATAATTGCACAGTGTCTTTGGTTTCATATATTAACGATGATTATGAAGGCGGAGAACTTTTCTTTAGACTACAAAATCTAAAAGTTAAAGCAGAGGCAGGAGATCTTTTTATTTTCCCATCAAACTTCATGTATCCACATCAAGCAATGCCAGTAACTTCTGGAACTAAATATTCTATTGTTACTATGTTGGACTACAGTAAAAAGTTTCATACTAACGAAATGTATAGTGCAGAGGCAGACTAATGCTTAATATTTCAGTTGAGAAAACTCAAGACTCTAAATTTAATATTGCTCCAATGTCAATAAAAAGAGATTGGATGGATGCTACATCGGAGGGTCATGCATACAGGTGTTTCCCAGTAACACAGGCAAACGTTATTGGTTGGAACCTTTCTTGTAATGAAGACATAGAGTTTATTTGGGACGGAACAAATGATCAAACACCAAACCATATTGAAATAATAACAGGGCCAGTCGGGTCTTACGGAGGAAGGGGTCAATCCTCTATAAGTTTTCATACTGGTTTAATTTTTAGAACAGATGAAGATGTCAGTTTACTTGCTATCAATCCAGTAAATTATTTTAGCAATGATTTTGAAACAATGTCATCTTTAATGACTACATCTTTTTATGATAACCCACTACCTCTTGCAATTAAAGCAAAAATGGCAAATGAAAAAATTGTGATTAAAGCAGGAACGCCAATAGCAACTATAGTCCCAATTTCTTTGTCAAATTTAAATAATACTATTATTGAAATAGTTGACTACAAAGATCAGGATAGAAAAAGGCAAGAGTCAAATGTCTCATACGGTGAAGCAGCCCAAGTAATAAATTCTTCTGGACAGTGGACAGATTGGTATAGGGATGCAATAAATGAAAATGCAGAGGTTTTGGGTAAGCATGAAGTTAAAGTTTTAAAACTTTCTGTTATAGATAACACTAAAAATACTATAAAAAAAGAGGGTGCTCTATGAATGAAACAAATACCACTTTAATAAACACCTTGAACGAATATATACAAAATGTTAAAGATAAAAGAGTTGAGCATTATATAATTACAGTTTCCAGAGATGGAGAAACTCCGCCAAGGTCGCTAATATCTTTTTATACTAGAAAAGAAGCATTAGAAGGGTATGAAAAATATCAAGATGCTGGTTTTGCAGAACAGATTTTGACGGTATCTTTATACGAGCCGTCTGGAAAAATAAACACAAAGATTTTAAAAAGAAACCACGCTGGAGATCCATCTTTTGTGAGGCAAAACTATATAGATACTGTTGATGCCCTGCACAAAGTTAAAGATAAGTTAAATAAAGAAGACTATGAAGACTTATGTATTAAGATTGTAACTTCATTTGCAAAAGACAACTGGAGATTTAACGCAGATAGATTCTTAAAGCAACTAGAGATAGAGAGGGAATTGTAGGATAAACCCTATGATATAATTCAATTATGAACAAAATAGATGCTTCTGTTGTAATTAGAAAGCCGTCCATGACCCCTTCGGGCTGGTTTGGCAATGGTAAAGAAATGATTGTTGAGTTAGAAAACTTTATGACTCAAGAAGAGATGGATTTTTTAGAAAAGGCTGCAAAGTCTTTGACAATTTGGGATGTAACTGAAAGCCATGTAAATGAAAATGGAACAGTCGTCTATGATTCTGACTATTGGAAAGATAGGGTAGCAACTAGCCCAACCTTAGATAAAAATGATCCAACAATTGCTCCAATAATTGCAGGACTGTTTGAAAGGCTAAAGCCAATAGTTGAGGAGTTTTATAAGGTAAAGGTTACCCCTACTGGCACAACCATTGTTAGATGGCTTCCAGGACAGTTTCAGAAGCCTCACGCAGACAAAGAACTACATGAAGGTCCAGATGCTGGCCTCCCAAATGATTTTCCAAACTATGATCTTTCAAGTTTGTTTTATCTAAACGAAGATTATGAAGGGGGAGAACTATATTTTGCAAACCAAAAGGTTCAGTTTAAACCTAAGAAAGGCGCTGCTTATTTTTTCCCAGGGGATATGAATTATATTCACGGAGTAACAGAGATTAAAAGTGGTATTAGATATACCTGTCCATTTTTTTGGGAGATCACAGAGCACACGGGAGATAGAAAACCATGACAGAAAAAACTTTAGATTATTTAGAGATATACCCTAAAATATTTGTTTACAAAAATGTTTTTAAAGATATAGAAAAAACATATCTTGAATTAAAAAATTCTACTGGTGAAGAGGATGGCCTTTTTAGTCCATGGACTCAGTGGTCTCATTTTGGAGAATATGTAAATCCTTTGTTTGCTAATCACCCACATACCTTTGGCATAGAATACTTTGAAAACATAGAAACAGAAACAAAAAAACAAGAGTCTCAAAAACTTTCAATGCTAGAACTGTTTAAAAATTTTTATTTAGTTACAGAACACTACGCTACTAAAAATGGCATAGACATTAATAAAGAAAAAATAGTCCTGTCAGATAGTGGAGAGTCTAAAAAAGAATGGATGATGAATGGTCCATCTGTGGCAAGATATAAAAAAGATATTGAAGACCCAATTGCAATGACGTATCATTCAGATTATATTAGAGAGCCTATCATAAGTCCAGGATACAAGTTTGCTATAACCGCACTTGTTTACTTTAATGACGAATACGATGGTGGTGAGATTGACTTTATTGTAAATGGAGAAGCATATAAGTATAAACCAGAAGCAGGAGACTTTCTTGTATTCCCTTCTGGACACCCAGAGGTGTTAAGAAATGGAGATAGCGTATATTTACATGGTGTGTTACCACCAAGAGGGGCAAGCAAATATCTGGCCAGAATGTATTGGATGAAATATTCTTTTGGAGATCCTGAATGGTTTGAAAAAGAAAAAGAATTTGGAAAAGATGTTTGGGCAGAAATGCAACCAGACATTATGCAAAAGTTTAGAGATGACAACCCTAACAAAAATAATGCTGACAAAGAAAGAAGGATAAAATGAACCTAGAAAACAAGAATAGGATAACAAAAGATATAGTTGTTTATGAAAACTTTATTGATGCAGAGACTGCTGCTAAACTTGTAAAGGTTTTAGATAAGCATGCAGAACTGGGACTAATTACGTGGATGCCTATATCTTTCTATGAATCATACTCTTCTGTTTTGCCACAAGATAATGACGAGCATGTAGAGAATGAGGAATTGCCAAGCGATATATTCTCACAAATGAAGCAAGGCATTATTGATGCTGTTGCAAGTGTTCATGATCTTGATCCAAAAATAATTTCTCAAATTGGATATCACACACAAAAGTGGGAGCCAGGAGCATATGCAAGAAAGCATTCTGATAACACAGACGAGCATGGTCACTCTGGTGCTTTTACAAGAAGCAGATATGCAGCCTTTTTATATTTGAACGATAACTTTGAGGGTGGAATGTTGCAGTTCCCAGATCAAGAAATAAACCTACAACCTAAAGTTGGAATGCTTGCTGCCTTTGACGGGGGATTTAATAATATGCACGAAGTATCCCTTATAACAAAGGGAGTAAGATATACAATTGGATCTTTCTGGGATGACAGAGAAGAATCAGACTATCCACAAGAATTAAGAGATGCTTGGGCAGAAGAAATGAAAAAGACAAGAGAAGGTCAAGAAATTGAAAGAGCAGAGTGGCAAGAACTTCTAAAGCAAGGATGGAAGTTAGATGCTGAAGGCAACAAGTATAAAGTAGATGACTTATCATGAGCGTCTTTTTAGAAAAAGAATTTACAGACGCAGGATATAAAACAGAAGTTTTTCACGACCAAGTTTTAATTATTAAAGATTTTTTGAAAGAAAAAGAACTACAAACAATATTAAAAATAATTGATATAACTCCAGAAGCAGATTGGTCCATAGAGTACCAAAAAAATCTTTCCCGATTTTGTATGGAAAAGTTTGGAAGAGACGACGTCGACAATTTAGTTGCTGAAGGCAAATTTGAAATCACCCAAGGCTGGGATGATAAAAATTTAAATATTTCACATGAAATGATTAGTTCTATTTTGCAAAAAAGACTTGGAGATCTTGTTCGTTTATCTGATGATAGGCTAGAGTTGGCTGGATTTGGAACGCTTCAAAGAATGCAAAGTAGCGTTGAATTAAAAGCCCATACAGATCAAGACACAGATCCTTCTATTAAATATGCTGCTATACTGTATATTAATGATGACTACAAGGATGGAACTTTGTTTTTTCAAAACAAGGAAAACTCAGACTTGAGGCCAAGTCCAGGAACTTTGCTTGTTTTTCCAGGAAACGAAGAATACGAGCACGGAGTAAGACATGTAGGAGAAGGCCCTATCCGATATGTCACAGTAGGATTTATAAAGGTTACAGGCTTTTATGAAAATAATAAATACTAAGGAGATACAAAATGGATCTAGAAATACTTGAAGAAAAGGTTTATTATTACACAAACGTAATTGAAGACCCAAAGAAACTTGTCGATGCAATTGAAAATGATAACAAGGATCCTTGGGGTGAGTGGATGGCCTGTAGTGGTCAGCACTATGTTTATGGTTCAGACAAGACAATTGCTTTAACTGCAGAAACAGATGAAAAAAATAAATATATTTATGATACTTTAGAAAAAGCATTTGATGTTGTAGCAAGAGACTATGCTAAAGCACAAGGAATTACTGATGAGCCAAAACTATTTCCACAATACCCAATTAAAAAGTATCAGGCAGGAACCTACATGGGCGCACACTTTGATCAACAAGAAGGAGACGAAAGACTAAAAGTTTCCTTTGTCATGTATTTAAATGATGACTACGAGGGTGGAGAAATATCTTTCACCATTGCTTCTCCAGATGGAGTTTTGCAACACTCAAGCCCAGAGTCAGATTTCGCAGAAGCAGAAAAAAATGGTAATTATACATTTGCTGTAAAGCCAAAGCCAGGAAGCGTTATTGTGTTTCCTCCATCACCACCATATCATCACACTGCTCATCTAGTTAAAAGTGGTGAGAAAATAATGGTTCCACAACACTGGATTCATTAATATGCCCCTGGGGTATCAAGATTTTAGTGAGCAAGAACAGTTTGTATTAAACTTACTTGATAACAAAAAAGAGGGCCACTATGTTGAACTTGGGGCTGCTCATTCAAAAAACGGAAGCAATACTTACAGACTTGAGAATGAGTTTGATTGGAAGGGCGTTTCTTTTGAGATTGTTGCAGAACTACATCAAGAGGTTTCAGAAAATAGAAAAAATCCTTGCATACTTGGGGATGCCACAAAATTTAACTATATAGATTACTTTGAAGAAAATGACTTTCCAAACCAAATAGATTATCTTCAGGTTGATATTGATGCAGGATATGATCAAAAAGGAAGGCCAGTTGGCAGTGCATATACTAGTCTCCATGGTTTAATTGCTGTTCCTTTAAATAAGTATAGATTCTCAGTTATAACATTCGAGCATGATACCAATATGTATTGGAAAAATACATCAATTAGAGATATGCAGCGAGAGATTCTTGATTCCCTAGGCTACTCTTTAGTTGTTAGACAGATTCATGAAGACTGGTGGGTAGATCCAAGAGTAATTCCTTTAGAAAAGTATAGAGAGTATTTCCAATGGGCCACCCTGTAAAACAAAAAACAGCAATAGTTACTGGAGCAAGTAGGGGAGTAGGCTACGCAACCGTAAAGTTATTGTCTGAGAATGGGTATAAGGTTATAGCAGTTTCAAGAGACTTGTCTAAGATATCTCAACTTGTTTCCGAAAATGTAGAAGTTTATCAGTTAGACATCACAGATGAAAATGCAATTAAACAATTTGTTGATAAATATAAAGACATCACTTTAGATCTTTTAGTAAATAATGCTGGTGGTGGAGCAGGTCCAACTCACATTATTAATGAAACGATGAGTAATTTTAGAATGGCTTATGATATAAATGTGTCTGGTCCAATGTACTTGTCACAACTTTTTGTTCCATGTATGAAAAAATCAAACTCTCCTACAATTATTTTTATTAGTTCTTTAGGTGGCAAGTTCCCTTATCGATCAGGAGGAAACTATACAAACGCTAAAAGAGGTGTTATGGCTCTTGCAGATACAATGAGAATGGAATTTATGTCGTATAATATTAAAATAACAGAAATTTGTCCAGGAACAATTAACACACAGGAAGAAAAAAAGGTTGCTGCACTAACGGCAGAAGACCTAGCAGAATGCATTCGGTGGGTATCTGAGTTACCAAGTCATGTAAATATAAATCACCTAGAAGTTAATCATTTGGAAAGCGGTAGATGGTAAATCGACTTTTACAAAACTCTCAATAAGAACTTTACTTAGAGTTTTGCTTTTTATAAAACTCTGCTATACTTAAGTCTTATTCCGTTTTTGAAAGGACGATACATATGTCAGATTTTTTTAGTTTTAGACTTCCAGAAGATTTTATAGATAAATATATTTCTGCTCCAAGCCCTTTTGGTTTTAAAGATGCAGCAGAAAACTCTTTAGGAGAGATTACATTTATCCGTACATATTCTCGCATGAAGGAAGATGGAACTAAGGAAAGATGGCATGAAGTTTGTCGTCGAGTAATCGAGGGTATGTATTCAGTTCAAAAAAACCACGCTAAAGAAAATCGTCTTCCTTGGAATGACTACAAGGCTCAGAAGTCTGCACAAGAAGCATTCCAAAGAATGTTTGAATTAAAGTGGACACCACCAGGACGAGGTATGTGGGCTTTTGGAACCCCCATGGTAATGGAGAAAAAGAACTCAGCAGCACTACAAAATTGTGCAATGGTTTCTACAAAGGACCTTGACAAGAATGATCCAGGAGCCTTATTTGCTTGGGTTATGGATGCCCTTATGCTTGGAATAGGTGTAGGGTTTGATACAGTAGGACAGGATAAGCATTTCTTAATCTATGCTCCAACAGAACCAGAACAGGTGTTCGAAATCCCAGACACTCGTGAAGGATGGGTAGAGTCAGTTAGACTTCTAATCAACTCATACCTTAGAGCAAACCAGAATATTCAAAAGTTTAACTATGATTTGATCAGACCCCTTGGGGCGCCCATAAAGGGCTTTGGAGGCGTTGCATCAGGTCCTGCACCTCTTATCAAGTTACATGACCATATTGACCGTGTAATAGGCTCCAGAGCGGGTGAAACACTGGACTCTCGTGCCATCGTAGACTTGGTAAACCTAATTGGTACTTGTGTAGTATCAGGAAATGTCAGAAGGTCTGCAACCCTTGCTTTGGGTAGCGCTTCAGATGAAGTATTTATGAATTTAAAAAACTCTGAGTCTTTCCCAGAAAGAAACTCCTTTGATCCAGAAAATCCAGGGTGGGCATGGATGTCTAATAATTCTATTTCAGCAGAAGTAGGAACAAAGTACGAAGACTATGTAGATTTAGTTACAGAGAATGGAGAGCCAGGTTTTATATGGCTTGATGTTGCTCGTAATTATGGCAGACTCAAGGATGCGCCAGATGGAAAAGACTATCGTGTGATGGGCTTTAATCCCTGTGCGGAGCAGCCATTGGAGTCATACGAATTATGTACACTTGTAGAAGTGCACTTGAATCGTCATGAATCTAAGGAAGACTTCCTGCGTACCCTGAAGTTTGCATACCTATATGGAAAGACTGTAACACTTGTTCCAACACACTGGCCACAAACAAACGGCATCATGCAACGCAACCGTCGCATTGGTACATCCCTTACTGGTATTGCATCATTTGCAGATCAAAAAGGTTTGCCAATTGTTCGTGAGTGGATGGATGAGGGATATAACAAGATCCGCCACTACGACCACCAGTATTCAGAATGGCTATGTGTTCGTGAATCAATTCGTGTAACTACAGTTAAGCCATCAGGATCAGTTTCAATTCTTTCTGGTGCAACTCCTGGAGTTCACTGGGGTCCTGGAGGAAACTTCTTCCTTCGTGCAATTAGGTTTGGAAACACCGATCCAATGATACATTTGTTCAAAGCAGCGGGGTATACAATTGAAGACGATGTCGTATCAGCAAACACATCAGTAGTTTACTTCCCAATTAAATCAGGTCATCCAAGATCTGAAAAGGATGTAACAATATTTGAAAAGATTGCTCTTGCTGCCACTGCCCAAAAGTACTGGTCTGATAATGGAGTTTCTGTAACATTATCATTTGATAAAGAAACAGAGTCAAAGCACATTGTTCCAGCACTTAACATGTACGAAGGACAACTAAAGGCTGTTTCATTTCTACCAATGGGAAACACAGTTTATCCACAGCAACCATACACTGGTATTACCGAAGAGCAATACAAGTCATATATTGGTAAGTTAAAGCACATTGATTTTAAGGCAATTTACGACGGTGTAGATAATCTTGAGGCTCAGGGTGAATCATACTGCACAACAGACTACTGTGAAATTAAAATAAACAAGTAGCCTTTTGTGGTAAAATAGACCTATAATGTCTACTCCATCAAACCTATATGCAGAAAAAGTCTTTGCTGAGCATCCGACTGGTCTGTGGGCATTAGATGATAGAGCAGACTACATCTCTTTAATATCTGAGGCTCAAAGGGTTTTGTCTGATACTGCAAAATGGGACATAGTTGATGGAACAGTATCTTCCTATCCAGAATCTATAGGTGAGCCATTTCTGGGTAGTTATGTTGGAAGAGTTATTGCAAACCAAACAACTAGTAAAACAGCGTCAGTAACTTTAATAAGCAAAGATATTATTAACATAAAAGATCTTAATGAGTATCTTAGAACATTTTCTGTAGGAGCATATTTTTATTCAGAGACTGCTTACATTTCGGGGTTTGAGATTGGGTACCAATATACTGATCAAACCAGCAATGATGTTATAACGCATCTTAAAAACTTTGACACAGTTGTAAATAGCAACTGGGTGTTTATATCAGAAACTTTTGACACACCTCCAGATGATACAGCAATTAGACTTGTACTTAAGATAAACCATGTAGGAGGCCCTAATACAGAGAATGTGTTTAGAATAAACGGAATAACTTTAGGCCAGTGGTCAGAAGAGTTTGCTTCAACATCTCTGGGAACAACCGTAATAGATATTCCATCAACAATTTCTATACAACCACAAAAGGGGCTTGTTGCAAAATGTTACGGCCTTCAAGAATTAAATGGATACTATCTTGTATCTGACAACATGCTAAAAGCAAAGAATACTGGAATGCCTATTGTTTATGGAACTGCAGGACATACAACCCTATATGCTAATGACAATCTTCCATCACTCATTGTCCCTGGAGTTGGAATGTTAAATGAAGTTGGACAATTTAAACAATACACTCTTGAGACTTGGATAAGAATAAACTCATACACAAATGAAACTAAAAGAATTATTGGTCCGATTGGATCAAACGATGGAATATATGTAGATGGACCATCAATAGGTTTAAAGGTTAACAATCAATATAAAACAAACTATGTTGGAGAATGGACAAGGCCAATGCTTCTTCATTTAAAGGTTGGCAAAGATGCTGCTTCTTTGTTAATTAATGGGGAAGAGGTAATTTCTATTACATATTCACAAGACTTAGCAGTTCTTCCAAGTGAATTGAATTCGGTTGGGAAAAATCAAGATTGGATAGGGTTCTATGCATATGATGATATTTCTCCAATAGACATAGATTGTGTTGGCATTTACCCATATCTAGTTCCACAAGATGTTGCAAAAAGAAGATTTGTTTTTGGTCAGGGTGTTGAAATACCAGAAAATATAAATACATCTTACAGTGGAACTTCTATTGCAATTGACTACTCTTTTGCAGACTACACAGCAAACTACTCATATCCAGATATTGGTAGTTGGAATCAAGGATTTAGCGATAATCTTACAACTACAAACAGGGCAATCTCTGTAGTTAATCATATACTTCCAAAAATTGTATTGTCATCAAGAACAGAAAAACAACTATTTGAAGACAATAAAGTTGCTAACAGTATAGTAGACACAGCCGCATTTTTATATGATACAAAAGATTATTTTTCTTTTAGACCAAATAGTGCATGGAACAGTACTAGCGGATATCTTTTCTTTGAAAATTTTGATTTTTTACAAACGCCAGTGTCTGCATTTTACGGATGCTTTCAATTAAAGGCTAGCGCAACCACTCCACAAACACTGTTTAAGATTGAAAAAGAAAACACTTCAAATTCTTTTGTTATCGAAGTTAGAAATAATATTTTGTCATATATAATTAATACTAATGGAAATTCCGAGACGCTATGTTCTTCTCAGGTTTTAGATCCTAACGATTTCTTTGAGGTAGGAATTAATATTCCAAGGTTCGTAGAATTGTTTGGTAATCCAGTAGCAGAGTTTTTTGGATCTTTGGCAGATCTAAGACTGTATGTCGGTGGAGAAAAAGACAATACAAAAACGTTTACTGGCAAGATATACAATGTTGGGTTTGCAACAAAATATAATTTTCAAAAAATAAAAACTTTGTTTAACTCAGTTGGCATACCAAAACTTCACGAAGACATCTTTTTTGTTTATCAAAATAATCAAATAATAGACATAGACGGTGGATACGACACAACATCTCAGGCACCTTCTGGTGGATTAACTGACGTATCTCCTGGAGCAATTTCTGGCGGAGGAGTTGTACCGTTAGAAGAAGACTACTTGGTTGAACATACAGCCAGTTATACTTTGGTCCCAGATATTTTATTTGAGACGTATAGTCTTGCAATTGCAGCCAACGGATATTGGGAAGACAACATCCCCCTTACGTATTTTGCAGAGTCTGTTTTTGATAAAAGAGGAGATCAGTATTTTGATCTTGATTTTATACAGTTCAACATAAATTATCCAATCCCGTCAAAAACTATTGCTATAGAAACAGACCCAGTTGATTGGACATATGCAGATCTTGCAACCGAGTATGGGGTACCAATTCAAAGAACTTACGAGTCATTAGATAATTATTTATTTACAGGGTATAACGATTATGAAGATTTAAAAAATAAGATAGCAAAAGATTATAAATACGATACAGACGGAGCATTAGTAAAAACCTATGTTACATTTCAGTACACAGAACTTGGAGCAAATGCAGTAACAGACTATTTTATTAAAGTAGAAAGGCCAAAAAGAAATGGAGTTTTAATTCCAGGAACTGACTGGATGACAACAAAATATGAAGTGGTAGATAATATGATTATCTATCCACCATCGGGTGTTGATTTTAACGACTTGTCAATGGTTACACACATAGATGTAAATGTAAAAAACTCTTTAGTAAATAATGTTAGTGTTAAGAAATTGTCTTATGCCTCTCAAGCATTAAATGAATCTGATGCAAGCCCAATAGGAACAACTTTTGGAACTCCTATTTACCCATATACAAAAACTGGAATCTATTACAATTTTAAAAAGAATAATCCTTTTTCAATTTACACAGGATCCTCTCCATATTTATATTTAACAAAGACAAGCGGAGTACAGTTAAAAGGAACGTACGATCCACTAGTCAATAGAGGCCTGATGATTCCAGTTAATACAAGCAGGGCGGATGGATTTAAGGTAATTGCGTTGCAACTTGCTGTTAGGTTTGACGGTGAATATTTTCCATATGCCCCAACAGAAATTTTTGAGGTAGAAAGTAGAGGGTCGTATATAAAGTTTTATATAGTTGCTTGCGATCCAAGTGGAAGAAGGGCAAAGGTATATGCAATAGATACAAAAACTGGATTAGTTCAAGATGGAATTGGTTTTTATTGGAACGGTAAAATAGTAAAAGAGCCAGTCCTATCACTAGAAGACTGGGGATTCTTGGGTATCAACTTTGCAGATAGTTTAGATTTTTCATATTTTGAGGGAGCCATAAGACTAACAGGCCCACTTCTATTTAATAATATATCATTTTACCAATCAACCAATCTACAAGAAGTACAAAATGTATCAGAAAGACCCTGGTTTAGAGTCAAAGTTCTAAATGGCCTAGACTTAGACTGGAAGTTCTGGAATATTGGTTCATTTAATTGGAACAAGGTCCTGGTTTTATCAGAAACAAGTTATTATGGTGTGAACCCTTCAGAAGTTTATAAGAGTTATACAGGAACAAATAAGATAATAGTTGACAGTGACAGGGTTTTACGTTTAGGGAGTTACAAGTACACCGCTTATTCGGACGTAACTTGGAACCAACTAGTCGTAGATCCAGTTTGATATGGTATACTTGTGGTTATGGATTCATTAATAGACCCAAAAACTGGTCAACCAATTGTAAAAAACGTTAGGCGTCAAGTTATTGAAAAGAATTATGACTGGGGTCTTTATGTGTATAAAAAGGCAAACGGAAAATGGTTTACAGATGGAAACGGTTCTGTGCTTAATATTCCTTCAGACAAAAATGATATCTCTAAGATTGCAGAATTAAAGAAGACTGCAATGCACCACGGAGACCCTGGAGATGGTAAGGCAATATTTGTTCCAGGACTAACAAGAGTTTCAGAAGAAGAATATTCTGAGCAAGTTGATCGTATGAAGTCTGGACTTATTCCAAACCTGAACGACCTCGGTGCAGTTCAAGCAGCAAAAGATACAATTGCTAAATATGGAGATGAGGATTAATCATGGAAGATAATGAGTACGAAATCGGTGCAAGAATTGATGATGCAATAAAGAAAGACGATACTTTTTCAAAGTCAGATCCGTTTAACGGAAATTGGGATTCATTAAAATCTCTTGACGGATTAGAAGCAAATTTTAAAAGACGCATAAGCAGATCTTCAACAAAGATGGTTGAACCAACAACTCAATATACAACTGCAGCACTTGCTGGAAAAAGCGGTATTGATGGAGCACAGTCAAAAGAGATAAACCCAGGGCTAGTATATGTAAACGGCTATGGAATGTTTGATGTAATAACACCACCATGGAACCTGTATGAGTTAGCAAACTACTACGACACATCATTTGCAAACCACGCAGCAATTGATGCTAAGGTAGAAAACATTGTTGGCTTAGGTTATGAGTTTAAGGTTTCTCAAAGAACAATGATGAGACTTGAAGCATCTGAAGATAACAGCGCAACACAAAAAGCAAGAAAGAGAATTGAAAGAGCAAAGATTGAAATGCGTGATTGGATAGAATCTCTAAACGATGATGATTCATTTACAGCAACAATGGAAAAGGTTTATACAGACTTACAGTCTACTGGTAACGGCTATCTAGAAGTTGGTAGAACCACTCGTGGAGAGATTGGGTATGTTGGGCACATTCCATCTACAACAATGAGAGTTAGAAGATTAAAGGACGGCTATGTCCAGATTATTGGAAACAAGATTGTCTACTTCCGTAACTTTGGAGCAAAGAACCAAAACCCACTAACAACAGATGCCAGAGCAAATGAAATTATTCACTTCAAGCAATACTCACCTCTTAATACATTCTATGGAGTACCAGACATTATGTCAGCAATCAACTCTCTACACGGAGACTCACTTGCCTCACAGTACAACATTGATTACTTTGCAAACAAGGCAGTACCAAGATACGTTGTAACACTAAAGGGTGCCAAACTTTCTGGCGATGCAGAAGATAAGATGTTTCGATTCTTACAAACAAATCTCAGAGGGCAGTCACACAGAACGCTATATATTCCATTACCAGGGGATAGCGAAAATAACAAAGTAGAATTTAAAATGGATCCCATCGAAGACGGAATACAGGACGGCTCTTTTAAAGAGTATCGTAAACAAAACCGTGATGACATCCTGGTAGCACATCAGGTGCCACTGTCTAAACTTGGAGGTGGCGATTCTGGATCTATAGCAGCAGCACTTGCACAGGATCGCACCTTTAAGGAGCAGGTTGCAAGACCAGCCCAAAGACAAATTGAAAAAATGATCAACAAGATTGTCCGTGAAAAGACAGACATTCTTGAGTTTGTTTTTAACGAATTAACTCTTACTGATGAAATAGCGCAATCTCAAATTCTTGAGAGATATGTTAAGAATCAGATTATGACTCCAAACGAAGCAAGAGTTCTTTTGGATATGCCACAACGAGAAGGTGGCGATGAGGTGCTAGAACTTAAACCCGCAGCAGCAGCAGAGGCAAATACAACAAGGGCAAGAGATTCTGAAAGAACAAATAATAACTCTGATAGCACATCTACAGTTACTGGAAGAGCCCCAAAGGGAGAGGGAAGAAAAACCCCTTAATGTCCCATATGTCCACATTGTGATATATGTATAAAAAAGGGCTTATAATATGATGGTGAGTAATATATCCAAGGCCCATTGGAATTCAGATGGGGAAAATTTGCGTCTGTCAATGCCTTTTTCAAAGGTAGACAAAGAACGAAGAACCGTATCTGGATTTGCATCTCTAGACAACCTTGACAAGCAAGACGATATTGTTACAGCAGAAGCATCAATGGATGCCTTTGCAAAATTCAGAGGAAATATTCGTGAAATGCACCAGCCATTAGCAGTTGGTAAAATGGTTGACTTTAAAGCAGAAAAATATTTTGATCCAGAATCAAAAAAGTTTTATAGTGGTGTCTTTGTATCTGCCTATGTTTCAAAAGGCGCACAAGATACTTGGGAGAAGGTCCTTGATGGAACTCTTTCTGGTTTTTCAATTGGTGGAAGAATGAATAAATGGGATGATGGGTTTGATGAAAAGTCAGACAAAGCAATTAGAATTATTAAGCAATACGATTTGATAGAGTTGAGTCTTGTAGATTCCCCAGCAAATCAGTTTGCAAATATTGTATCAGTTGAAAAAGTTGATGGAGTCGATGTATTTAAAGCAGATGCCACCGTACTTGAAAATGTTTTTTATGATAGAGAGTCTGGCATAGTACAGATTTCAGAGAATGAATCAGAGGTAAGTCCTACAACAGGCAATGCTATGGAAAATATAGGTTTCGTTGAAAAAACGGATAATGAAAAAGTAACAATGATAAAATTCTTAGTTGATAGTGCTAAAGGCATTAATACTTCTAAGATTAACAAGGAGGTACAACCTATGACAAAATCAAAAACACAAGTTGAAAAAACAGATGTACTTGAAGATGTTATGGTCGCTCCAGAGGCAGTTGCAGAAATTACTGAAGAAATTGCCAAGACAGAAGAGGTTGAGGCAACAGAAGTTGCTAAGACTGATGATGTTGTAGCAGAAGAGATTACTAAAGCAGAAGATGCTGAAGCAATCGAAACAGTAGTTGAAGCAGTTGTAGAAGTATCTAAGTCAGAAGAGGTAGTTGCAGAAGCAGTTACCGAAATGAAAAATACTCTAGAATCAGCCTTTAGCGATCTAGTGTCAACAGTAAAGGCTTTGCAAGCAGAAGTAGAACTTCTTAAGTCTTCAAAGGTCGATGTTGATACAGTTAAGGATTCATTTACAGCAGTTGCAAAAGATATTGCAACAGTTTCAAGTGAATTTAATGAATTTGGAAAACGAGTAGACGCTGTGGAAGCAGACACCGCATTCCGAAAGTCTGGAGATATCGGCGATATCTTTCAGTCTCAACCTGAAATGGTTGAAAAATCCCTATGGGGCGGTAGTTTCCTCAAAACAGCCGATCTATTCAAATGAAAAAATCACTAGGAGGTGACAATATGTCAGAAGAAATAATCAAAAACCAGCCAGGCGCAAGTGGAGATCTCGGTGCAACAGCACCAGGGCTTTACCAGGGTCAAGGTGCTTTCGCATCAGGTGGAATTGGTGGAGTAACAACACCAGGTGCAAGTACACTTGGAAATATTCCAACAGCAACCCTTGGATCTACAAGCGGAGCCAATGCTGTAAACCCTAGTGGTTCAGCGGCTTCTGGAATTTTGCGCCCCGAGCAGGCACGTCGTTTTATCGACTATGTTTGGGACGCAACAGTATTAGCAAAGGATGGCCGTCGTGTAACAATGAAGGCTAATTCTATGGAACTTGAGAAGGTAAACGTCGGTGAGCGTGTAATTCGTGCAGCAGCGCAAGCAATTGGTACATACACAAACACAGGTGCAACATTCTCTAAGGTCGAACTTACTACCAAGAAGATTCGTCTTGATTGGGAAGTAACAGCAGAATCATTGGAAGATGGTGTAGAAGGTGACGCTCTAGAAGATCACTTAGTACGCTTGATGACCAACGCATTCGCAAATGATATCGAAGATCTCGCTATCAATGGTGATGGTTCAACAGGGTCATTCTTGTCAATCATGGATGGCTTTATTAACAAGGAAAAGACTGGAACAGGTGCTGGACAAGCACATGAGTCAGTTGTAACCGTAGCAGATAATGCTTGGACACCTGAAGTTATGCAGGGAATCATTAATGCAATGCCACGTAAGTACCGTGCACTTAAGAACAATCTTAAGTTCTACGCAGGTACAGATGCATTCGGAGGAATCGTTAAGAATAACGGTACCCTTGCAGATGCAGTTGCAGAAGCATTCACTGGCCGTATGCCAGGAAGCACACAGTCAAATCGTCAGTCATATCTTGATGGCGTTGGACAGACATTTGGTGGAGCACGTACAACTCGTGTTCTCGGAATTGAAGTTCAGGAAGTTCCTTACTACCCAGCAGGCTTTATCGATTTGACATTCCCTGCAAACCGTGTATGGGGATTCCAACGCGACATCGTTGTAAACCGTGAGTACGTAGCAAAGAAGGACACAATTGAATACACAGTATTCGTCCGCTTTGGTATTCAATGGGAAGAAGAGGATGCAATTGCATTCGCTGACGCTGCTTCAGATTAATCTGTAGTCAGTACCTTTAATGGGGGGCGGGAGTTCACTCTCCTGTCCCCCTTAATACTTTAATGATATAATACAAACAAGGAGGATACAATGGAAAATGATAACTATAACAATCCGTTTTCAGCAACTGATGAATTATCAGAAGCAACTGATTTAGCAAATGCAGAAGCAGATGCCAGGGCTGTTGCAGAGCCTACAGTAGAACCTGTAGTTGAAGCAGTGGTAGAGGCACCAGCAGCAGTTGAGCCAGTTCAAGCACTAGGCTTTACAGATACAGGTGCTATTGGATCAATGGCAGCAGACGGCGCAAGTAAAACAATTAACACAGATGTAAACCTTTCAGGAAAGGTAGCGCTTTTTTCAACAAAGAGCGTTCGTTGGGAAGAGGTTGGAACTCTTAGTAGGGGCTACAACATCGTAACAGAAAAGCAAGCAGACAAGTGGCTAACTCGCTCACATGTTCGTATTGCTACACCTGAAGAAGTCCAAAAGGCTTTTGGATAATTAAAGATGAAAATATTGAGAGTTCCGCCATACTCAAATACTACAGTTAATTTTACTATTCCTGCAGGTTATGCTGTAGCAACAGATTTTAAAATGTATTTGTATGATATGGCGGATCTTTCATTTTCACATAATGAATTTTTAAATAAAGTAACTGGGCAGACAATATCAACAACTATACCTGGAAGATATGACTCTCACTACGAACTAACAGTATTAAACGAAAATGAACAAACAATACACTCTGAGTTTTATGAAGTGGTAAGGCCATATTCAAACCCATCAGACAACGCAACAACTGCTTCTGATATTGCAGAATATACAAAAAATGAAGAATTAGCAAGAGCAATAATTGATTCTGTTGTTCCAGAAGGATTTTATTATAAAAGAAAAGTTTTAAATTTTACAGGAACTGGATCTGACTATTTGCCAATCTGGGATGACGTAAAGAAAGTTTTGTCGGTATATGAAAATAACAAACTAGTAGAAGATAGAACATACGAAGTAACATCAGATAAAACAGCAATAGTTGAGTCTTCTACAGAGAATATTAATCGTGCAGAGTCTGCTCCGCTAGTATTGCCAGCAGCATCATCCGACTCTTTAAATCCTTTATTCGTATATAGAGGTTTTGCACACACTTGGGATTATAGAATTGAAGTTGAATGTGGGTACATTTCTGTACCTTCAGACATAACTAGGGCAGCAGAAATGCTTATTCATGACATAGCATGTGGCAAATTAGATTATTACAAGAGGTTTATTTCTTCTTATAACACAGATCAGTATAGAATTCAGTTTGATAAAGGTCTTTTCGAAGGAACAGGAAACATAATTGTAGACAAGATACTTTCAAAGTATGCTAAGTCTATTACAAAAATTGGGGTATTATAATGACAGTTTGCGAGAGCCCAGACTTCATGTTTCCAATGCAAGCATCTTTATATCATCCAATAGTTGATCAAGGAGACTTTGGCGCAATAAAAAAACACTGGGTTCTTGATAGAGTCTTTGCTTGTAGTTTTTCTTCAGGCGGATCAGCCTTTAAAGAAGAGGTAAAGCCAAACGTAAATATCACACAGAACTCAATCCTAGTTGGAAGAATAAAATCTGACATTAGAATTTCTTTGCTAGATAGCAAAAATGCTTTAACAAATATATTAATTTCTGATATTAAAGACCAAGAGGGAAACCTTATTTATATGGAAACTTCAGGTCCTAGATCTGGCAAAGGTACTTTATTTGAGGTAGCAACCTATGAACCATTCACTGGACCGTTTGGCGTTGTTGAATCTTACAAGGTAGTAATAAGAAGATCAGAGAACCAGTCAGGTGATGTATGATAACAACATTTAATTCAAATCAATTTAAAAAAGATATGAGCAATATAGTTAATTATTCTGTAGGATTTTTAGAGGGTGTTCAAAGAGGAAAGACCGTCTTCTTAAAAACTTTGGGAATGGAAACGGTAGAAATAATGAAGGAATTTATAGACTCAAACGCAAGAGTTAATCCACAGATGCTTCATCATGTTTACGAATGGACTATGACTGGAAGCCCAGATGCAAGGCTTTATGATATATCATACACAACAAGCAATCTAGGATTATCTTTTAAATCATCTTTTAGTCAGTCTAGATCTATCAAAGATGGATCACGCACCCCGTTTTACGATAAGGCAAGAATTATGGAAGAAGGAATTCCAGTTACAATTAGACCAAAGGTTGCACAAGTCTTAGCATTTGATGACAACGGAGAAACGGTTTTTACTAGAGGCCCAGTCCAAGTCTTAAACCCTGGAGGAACAGAAGTAGAGGGTGGTTTTGAAAAGGTATTCGACATGTTCTTTAATAAATATTTTTCACAAGCATTTTTAAGAACAAGCGGAGTAGCAAGATATCTTGAAAATCCACAGGTATATAAAAAAGATATGCCAGCAGGTAAAAGAATGGGTAAGGCTAAAGGCCTCTCAACTGGATACCGATGGATTGCTAATGCAGGAATGGGTGCATAATGGCTGCAGTAATTCACCATCCACCAACAATTATTAACGCATACTTAGCAGCAAAAATAGATCCTGGATTTAATGCTCAAGGAACAACCTATTTTTTCCCAACCCTTCCAACAGAGATTGATTCACTAACTCAAACGTTTCCACAGAGCAACGGTGTCTTTGGGGTATACGATAGAATGTTTAGGATGAGAAGAGTCCCATTTCCATATATTAAGTGTGAGCAACTACTGTATTATTTTTATTCAGTAGGCGATGACGCACAAAGAAATATGGTTATAACTCAGCAACAGGTAAACGACTTGCTTGATAGTGGGGATGACTCAGCACAAGACCTCAATGCCTGGGCAGCAGCCAACCCAACTGCTTGGAACACGGAGTCTAAAGAATTGTTCTTCCATAACTTTAAGATATATCAACTTGAAGAAACTAGAGATATTGTTGATTTTGCAACAGCCCGTACATATGCGGGGAATAAGATAATTATCGACTACGACTGGCATGCTGTTTGGCCAGACATATCTGCATAAAAGGGTAGTATAATTAGTGTGAGGAAACAACCCCCTTTTAATAAAAATGAAAGAGGTGAAATATATGGCATACAGCCGTGGTTCAAGTAGTAACATTATCGTAGGTGCAGCAGCACTATTTACGCATGATGCAGGTCCAATCGGATATGTAACAGCAACAGGAGCGATCACTGATACACAATCAAACACTGATCTTCCAGCACTTACAGCATCCACAACATCCTATAAGGAAACTTTGTCTAATAGCCCAGCAAATACAAAGTTCACCAATATCGGATATACATCTAATGGTTTAGAACTAGCGTTCCAGCCAGACTTTGGTGATGTAGCAGTAGATCAACTTCTCGACGTTGCTCGTTTATTCAAGCAAGGTATGACAGTTAATCTAAATACATCTTTTGCAGAGGCAACACTAGAAAATCTTCTAGTAGCAATTGCATCAAATGAGGATATCGCAACAGCATCTAACCTATCGACACTAAGAATGTCTGCAGGAGATATTGGCGATGTTCCCCTAGAGCGTGGTATCGTAGCAGTAGGACCAGGATCTGGTTCAGCAACGATCAACAAGGAAAGAATCTACGTAGCATACCGTGCACTCTCAATCGAGAATGTAACAGTATCTGCAAAGCGCGACGAGGCTTCAATGTTTGAAGTTTCATTCCGTCTTCTTCCAAATGACAATGCGTCATACGGTAAGATCGTAGACCGCACACTCGCAGCACCATCAGCATAATACAACTTAATAATACAGTTGGCCCAGCCCTTTAGGGGGTTGGGTCTTTCTGTTTGGTATACTTGTACCATGGCAACAAAAATATATGACACAAAGAAAATATCATTAGTAGATGATAGGATAGTCGTTGCTGCGCCACTAAAGATAAAATATCTAAGAGAGTTTTTAGAAACTTTTGAAACAATCAAACAAGCAAAAACAGATGACGAATCGGTATCAGTCTTAGCCCAATGTGCTCTAATAGCAATGCAACAGTATTGCCCATCAATTAAAACAATAGAAGATTTAGAAGACAGTCTTGATTTGCCAACCATCTACGAAGTAATTGATGTTGCAGCAGGAATAAAAATTAATCAAAAGTCAGAAGATACCGTTAAAGATCAAGCAGTTGATAGCGGATCAAGTTGGGATACATTAGATTTAGCAAAACTAGAGGCAGAGGTTTTTTTAATCGGTATATGGAAAGACTATGATCAACTAGAGTCATCGATGTCTATGCAAGAACTAACAGCCACACTAAAGATAAAAAGAGAATTAGACTATAGTGATAAAAAGTTTGCTGCTGCTATGCAGGGAGTAGATTTAGATAAAAATTCTGGTAGTGGTAATGAATGGGAAGACATGAAAGCCAGAGTGTTTAGTAAGGGTGCTGCTGGAGATGGAAATGATATTCTGGCTTTACAAGGTTCAAATGCCGAGAGGGCTGGTTTTGGAATAGGAATGGGTCTTGATTATGAAAGTTACGATTAATCAAAAACAAGCCTGTGCTATGGTATAATTAACTAAACCTTATAAGGAGGGCTAAATGGCAACTGCCACAACAGAAGAGAAGACAGTAACACTAATTGATGGTACTAAGATCAAAGTTAGACCACTTAAGATTTCACTACTTCGTCCGTTTATGAAGAAGTTTGAGGACATTGCAAAGGTCGCAGATGATAACGAAAAGTCTATGGATTTACTTATGGACTGTGTTCAAATCGCAATGAAACAATACAAGCCAGAATTGGCAGAAGACAAGGAAGCCCTAGAAGAAAATCTAGACCTTCCAACAGTATACAAGATTGTCGAAGAGGCATCAGGAATTAAACTTTCTGACGCATCACTACTCGGCAGCCTTGCAAATAATTAAATAAAGAGGTGTTAATGGATGGCTGATGTAGAATCCAATATTCATGTAAATATTGATACGTCCGATGCTTTAGCAAGTTTAAAACTTCTACAACGTCAAATATCAGCCTTCCACACACAGATGGCAAAGTCTGGCACTGCAGCATCAGCGGTGGCAGCAAATCAAGCACAGAACTTGATGAACAGCATAAATGCTACTGGAAAATTCCAAGCATCAATGCGAACAGTAACATCAAGCACAGAGTCTTTTACTAATGCTTTAGAAAAAAACAAACTAAGTTCAAGAGAATACTTTAGATACACTGGTGCTGCAACAAAAACTTTTGGAAAACTGTTTAGATCTGAGTTTGACACATTAAATAAAGTTGCACGAGAGCGTGTAAAAGATATACAGACCCAGTATATAAAAATGGGTCGAGGTGCCAATGGCGCATTACAGGCAATTGCAGTAAGACCTCTAACGCTAGATATGAAAAATCTGGGTACACAAACAGCCATTGCTGCACAGAGACAACAACTACTTAATCAATTATTAAGACAAGGATCAACCAATCTCCTAAACTTTGGTAAGAATACCCAATGGGCAGGCCGCCAGTTGATGGTTGGTTTTACTGTTCCACTTGCAATGCTTGGAGTAACTGCTTCTAAGACATTTATGAAACTTGAAGAGCAGGCAATTAGATTTAAGCGTGTATATGGAGAACTCTTTACAACACAAGAAGAAACAGATGTTATGGTTAAAAATATTCAATTGCTTGCAAAAGAATATACCAAATATGGCGTTGCAGTAGAAGATACAATGAAGATGGCTGCAGATGCTGCAGCAATGGGTAAGATGGGTGCAGATTTAATTGCTCAAGTTGCACAGGCAACAAGGCTTGCAGTCCTTGGTGGAGTAGAACAAACTGCTGCTCTAGAAACTACTATTTCAGTAACAAACGCATTTGGTGTTGCAACAGAAGATCTTGCTAAAAAGATTGATTTCCTTAACGCGGTTGAAAACCAGACGGTTGTATCAATTGAAGATTTAACAATAGCAATGCCAAAGGCTGGACCAGTTGTTCAGCAATTAGGTGGAGATGTAGAAGATTTAGCATTCTTCCTTACCGCTATGAAAGAAGGTGGAATTAACGCATCAGAAGGTGCTAACGCACTCAAGTCTGGTCTTGCTTCTTTAATTAACCCATCAGAAAAAGCATCAAAGATGCTTATGGGTCTTGGCGTAAATATCAGGGGCATTGTTGAAGCCAATAAGGGCGATGTTAAAAACACAGTTATTGGTTTTGCAGAAGCCCTTGATACTCTTGATCCACTTAACCGTGCCCGTGCTATTGAGCAATTATTTGGTAAGTTCCAATTCT